GGATTGAGGATCAAACCCCTCATCCTCTATTAGCCGCCTATGAACTCCAAAAGCGGCATATGTCATAACCTCATCCTGTCCAAACCAATCATGCCCTGCCGCCCAAGCTTCTGCTTTAGGATCAGCTTTAGCCGGCGGCTGTGGAGGAGGTGTTGGAGGTGTTGGTTGAGGAGGTGGAGCCTGTGCTACTCTTTGCTGCGCAGCCGCCAATCTTCCCTTCTCAACGGATAATGTTGCTAATGCTTCTTGCGCTTCGACAATCTTATCTATATCGCCGTTTTCATGAGCTTCTTTAAGAAGACGTTTAGCCGAATCAAGCTGGCTACTTACTCGATCACCAAATTGCTCTTGATATCCCTTATCAAGGGATTCAAGTCTACCTTTTAGCGTATCGTTTTCCTGTTTGACATTCTCGGCATACTGAACCGCCGTCTGTTTTTGGCGTTCTTCTTCCCTAAATCTCTTTGTCAGCTTGTCAATACGGGATTTAACACCCGCACTGTATTCTTCGAGTTCCTCCTCATTTTCTTCTTGAGGAACTACTTCTATCTCTTTAGGGGCATCTTCTTGCGGAATATCTACATCAACAGGCGATTCCTCAGAATCACCTACTTCAATGGGTTTTTCCTCTGGCATGTCATCATTCCTAATTTCTCCTTCTTCTTTCTAGACATGTTTAATATCGTCAGGTTCCTTAATCGTCGAAATAACCTCGTCATCATTGATTATACGGACTTCTCCTCCGTCAATCTTGAAACGAGCGCCCGCGTATCTGCCAATACAGATCCACTGACCTTCTTCGCACCATGGCTCACGATCCGGTCCAAACTTACCTTTATCCTGATACGCCAATGGTCCGACTTTGAGAACATAAGCAACAACAGTTGCCAATGCCTCACGATCTCTTGTTTGATCTGGAATATAAATGCCGCCGTCTGTCGTGGCTTTGCCGGCATAAGGCATTACAAGAATGCGCCACCCGGTTGGCTGCGGAAGACGCTCACTTAGAGATAAATCAAGCAAGGAAGGGTCTAAGACCTTATCTTCCGGGTTTATATATGCAGAGGCCACAGCTTCCTTTTTGGTTTTTCCTTCTTTGGCTATATGATCTGGCACATATAGTGTCTTTGTCATTCGTCCTCCGTTTTCTGCAACTGGTCTTTTATCTCGCGCTCAGAAAACTCAAGTCCTTGAAGTTCTCCAACCAGTTGTTTGTATGATTCCATATTTCTCGGCCCACCCTGAAGAATAGCTTCCTGCGTAAGAGATATTCTTTCTTGAATAGCTTTCAATAAGCAATACGCGAAAGTTGTCGGATCCGCCATACTTTAATAAGAACCACTGAATCTTTTGCCACGAACCGCGCCGCCTTTGGCGTATTTTATCGGGCCGCGCTTGGTGTAATTCATGCCACCATGCATGTAACCAAGTTCGTCTACAACGGCGCCGCCGATGTTTCTTTCAGGTTCTTTAAGTCCGCGAGCATATCTCTCTTCCTGTCCACCAAGCTCGGCCAAATATGCCGCTTGATCCGCCGCCGCCTGCCAATCAGGAGCAAGTTCTTCAGGTAACGGTCCGCTAGTTCCTTCAGGTTCCTTAACTATCCAACCGTCAGGAACACCGTCATCATTTTCATCAATAGATTCTACAGAACCACCAACTTTCTTGGCGTAAGCATCTGCATCGGACTTTTTCACGTATACTACATCTCCAGGCATCAGTATGGTTCTCCTATTCCTTTTACTTTGACCCGTTGAAACGGTCACGCAAACTGTTTGTGAACTGCCACAGTGCGCTTAAATTCTTTTCAGCCTGTTCCATCTTCGCTTCCAGCTTAACCACGCTCACATAGGTTTGCTTTTTTTGCAACTCTCGAAGGTCGCGTTGTAGCGCCTGAACTTGGGATTGTAAACGCACGGCCACGATCAACGCGCCAACCACAAAGATTACCAGCGGAAGTAGGGTCTTGAGAAGATCCAACACACCTCATTCATACCTCTTTGCTCAGAACACTCTCGTCTTCTTGGCCATGCCGCCATCATTGCGTTTCATGTACTTTTCATAGCTTTCAATAATTTCTTTAGCACGAGATTTGTCAATGTTAGAAATGTTTTTAGCACCCTCCCCCGTCATTTCTTTCAACATCTTATCGGCAATGCGTCTATCCGCATTGGATATTTTACCACCCATCAGAATGTCCTCGTTTTCTTGGCCATACCGCCATCGTTGCGTCTTAAATATCCCAGGGTTTCATCTACGGGAGGAACTGCACCTAGATTTATACGAGGTGTTGCCGCCAGACGGCGGGGAGGAACTGTTGGTACTCCCAGACGGCGGGGGCGGACTACATTTGCAGTACCAGAAATTCTATGAGGCATCAGAAAGTTCCTTTTCCATCGTTGTCGTCGTAATAAAAGCCCTTAACCTGAACGGGAGGAGTTCCCTTGATTACTGCCATACCACCATGGGCATAACCCCTATACGGTGCGACAGAAGGCACCGGTAGCGGACGCTCGAAGGCGCCGGTTCCAGGATAACGGCGCATTGGATCAACCACAGCGCCACCTACCTGATATCCCTCCGCAGCATTCTTCTTTTTCGCTTTAGCCATAAGACCACTCACTTCCTGTTTTGGAATGTCCATCTGATCGGACATTTGATTAACCAATGTGCGTTTTCTAGCCATATTGTTTCACGTGAAACATTACGCCTTCCTTTTTCGTTTGGCCAAATAAGCTCCGTACGCTCTTTTAGCCGCCTTTAAGGTCTTATATACAGCACCGCCAAAGGTCCATCCACCTTTCACCTTACGGATAGGCATTAGTTGCCGCGCCCCGCCGCTCCTTGTTGGATGCGCTCTCTATTCACTTCAGCGCGCAACAATGCGATATCTTCTTGAGAATCTATCTTCTCACGTGTCAGATCCTGTCTTTCTTCTTCTGTTTCGACATCAAACGCAAGTTTCTCGGAAAATTCACTAGCTTTACGCTGTACATCTGCCGCCTTGATATCCAATTCCTTGGAACGTAGCTGAACCAAGGGATCGGTTTGCCCTTCCGGCGGCGGCATCAGCGCAGCCATAACCTCATCGGTATATTGCGCGATATACTGAGCGACTTTTGCTTCCACATCTACCGGCTGCGGCTGCTGTCCCATTTGCGCTGCCTGTTGCGATGCGATTTGCATCTCAGCCATGGCGACACCTCTCGCCTTGTAGGCAATATGCTCACAAAGATGTGCCTGTAAAAGCGCAAAAATAGGCGGTGTTGAAGCTGGAATAGGCGTTTTCATAAACAAAATATGCGCCGTCATATGGGCATCATGATCCTGTGTCGGAAAAGCCTGTAAAGTCTCCTGAATAATAGAACGCGCGTTCTCGATTGCCGGATCTATGGGCTGCGGCGGTTGAGGCGGCGGCAAAAGGGCTTCTATGTTCTGTACCCCTATCGCTTCATAAATTCGCCGATATGCTTCATAAAGATTGTGCATTTCCGGGCTTGATTGCGCCAACTGCAACTGTGTCTGCGCCAAAGCCAATCTTTGCGACATCGAAAAGATATTTGGATCGGATACAGGAATGACATCGACGCGCTCGTCAAAATCAGCCTGTTTGATCAGAGCCTCTGCGCCCCAGACGTTATAAGGGTACTCTGGCGGCAGAGATTCGGCAAAAACCTTGCTTAACATCCGAAATTCTTGTTTTTGCGCGTAATACAGGCGCTTATGAATCGCCGACATGACCTTTGAGCCACGTTCGAGAAGCGCTACCGTTGTTCCTACAGCGGCTTGTTGATTTCCATCTCCAACTTGTATGTCCGTAATTGCCGCAAAACGGCGCCCAGCATCAACGACAAACCCAAGAAGAGCCATTAATGTTTGGCTTGGCTCCTTGTACGGCAACGGAAGAATACTTTCCCGAAGAGCTCCACCGGGAACATCAATATCGCGAAACTCACCAGGAGACAAAGGCTCGTCAGCATCACGGATGCGAATACCGCGAGCTTTAAAGCCAGCGGGAAGATTAGCAAGTGTTCCAGCATCGATTAACTGCCTTAGAATAGAGGTTGCCGAACGACCCAAGCCCCCAATCATGTGCAACAGGCCGAAACCATAGAACCCAAGCCCAGGAAGAAACTTGTAGTGGGCGAAATATTGAAGCTTCCTGTAAAGATCATCTCCCTCTTGCCAATTACGGCGAATGGATAAGATCTTAGCGCTACCTTCATCTATCGTTACGATATAAGGAAGCTTGATCCCCGTCTGTTCGCCGTCCAACGGACTTACATGCTCAAATCCGGGAAGATCCAACTCGGTATGAATCTCCAAAAGCGTACAGTCCTGATCGTCCAGAGTCTTGTGTATTCCCGAGATCTCTCGTTCTTTTTCGCGAACCTCGTCGTCTTGTTCATAAGGGACAAGATCTATTTCGCGATAAAACCCTCCAGCCTGAAACTTGCGGATATCGTTATCGCTCATGCGTATGACATGAACTACACGGGATGCCGATGCCAGATCCGTGGCATTATAAGGAACAACTAAATCATCCGCAGGAACAAACCTCGAAACCGCTCTATCCAGAATATCATCAAAATAAATCTTCTTGAACGCACTGCCGGCAAGAGGAAGATAAAACAGCAGACGATCCATCTCAGGATCGTATTCCTCCATGACATGGGTAATCTGATAATTCATGAACTCTTGAATACGTTTCGACTGCGCTTCAATCTCTGGAGTTGCTATACCGACGATTTGTGTTCTTACCGGCCCTGAACTGGGCAGAAGTTCCTTATAGGCTTGCGCCTGAAATTGAGTAACGGCTTCGGCAATAAGAGGATGTGTTACGCCACTCGATCCACGGAAAGGCTGCTCACGCTCCTCGTATTTTAGTCCTAGTAAATCCAGACCATCCTTATAGGAATCTTCCCAATCTTGCCGGCCACTCCTGTCTTCCTTGTAAAGCCCAACAAGTTCGCTGGAAATATCCATGAGAACCCTCTCATCGAGAATTTCCGCCAGATTGGCATCAGGCTCTGCTTGAAGCTGTTCCTGAATAGCGTCCTCAAAGTTAAGAACGACGGAACCATCTTCCTGTTCCAACATCTCCGTTGGTTCTTGAATTTGCTCGACCTCAATCTCCTCGTCGGTCAATCCGCCCAGAGGCATTCCCTGCGAAGGGATTGCGTTATCCAGTAAAGACGTTTGTCCTCTTGCCATTATCTAGCTACCTTTTTCCACTTTTCCCAGCTTCTGAGACCACCCAATCCGAGCATCCCAAGTAAGACAGGCATCATTGTACCCAGATCAATCTCTGGAAGATGAACCAGGGTCCCTGTTTGTCCCATGATAAAAATAGCTATTGGTTGAATCAGGTATGTGTAGAACAAAGCAAGCCCGCATGTCCAGCCAACGAATGGACGCCATCCGGCAATAAACATGGATTTATGGCCCGCTTCAGCCTTATTTACCTCTAATTGAGCTAAATCTATGGAAGCAAGATGCTCGGTAAGCTTCGCCTCGATCTCTCTGGTTGCCTTTTCCTTCTCTTCCTTGTTCGGGAAGAACCTATCCAGAACATCCCCTACAATGGGAAGTAGCGCTGGAATAAGACTAGCCAGCATCTTCTGTTTCCTCTTCAGGATCCGGCTCTGGCTCATCCCCTAGAATTTTCACGCCATAACCTGAATCTCTCAAGAATAAGCGTATCTCTGAGATAGGACGAGACCACGCCATATGACTTACAACGCTTCCCCACCCGTATGCCGATACCATAGACGGCACTCCGATCAACTCATAGTGGTTGCGCGGAGAGTATACATAGAGAGAGCCGCCAGAATTTCCGTAGATAATCGGGGAGGTTGAGAGGTATAGCGAATTGCCATCCTGATCCCTACCATATCCAGCCAACAGTCCCATTGTCGGGAAAGGCGGTTTCCCAAGTCCCGCCCCTACCGCATATACGGTTTGGAAAATCCACGGACCTTCATCTAGATCTTCCGGATAAAGCATAGCGACATATGGCATTTTGCGTTCCGTATCGGAAATCTGCAAAAGCGCCAAATCACGGCTTTTGTCGTAAGCTTTTATATGCCCCAGTCTGCCAATAGTGCCTACCGCTGTGCTGAAATTATTATATTCCCAAAGATCCACGTTGACTGGTCTGCGTGTCTCGGTCTCTACATGCTCTTTCTTCTCAGAACTCCAAACTTTTGAAAGTTTCACATAACCCTTAACGACATGCCAATTAGTGAGAATGAAACTTTCGTATTCTCGATCTTCATTCTGTTTGGAATAAATAACAGTCCCGGACCCTGAACCACTCCCCACCCTAACAAGAACAGTGGGATAGAGCATTTCCAAATGCTCCTGTTCCGGAACCATCCCACTTTGCTTCGGATTAGCTAAAACCGCTGCCGAAAAAGTCAGAGCTACAATAAATACGGCTGCAATCTTATAAAAAGACTTCATCCCTTAATCTCCAGCCTTACACCCCCAGGATTTTGGCCCTGGGGGTGCCCAAAAATTAGTATACGCCCTTTTCCTTCAAAACAAAGGCAAGAACGGCCACTGCAATACCAGCTATAACTAAATATGGCTGATCTATTAAAATACTGACACCCACAACTGCAACACCAATTGCCGCATAGGTGGAAGGTTCACGCACACGTCCCATAGCCCATTTAAGCATTAAAGCCTCCTAGTAAAACTGGCGGGGTTGGGTCTTATATACAGGTTCTTCGTCTTTTTCGTCACTGTCAAGACGAAGAAAACCCCCCTTACGATATCTTATTAAAGCCATGCTCATACTGTCGCAGTAATCGTCATAATCGCCATTGGGAAATGCCGCGCACTCCTCAATAACCTCCTCGGAAAACTTCTTTTCCGGTGCCCAAACCTTGCCTGACTCGAAAATCGGCGCCACCATATGCATCCTGGTGTGCTTATCCTTGCCCTTGGACGGCGTATAGTTCACCACCGGTATACCCATCGTCCTTAACTCGTCCGTGAGCGGTGTTCCAGTGGCCTTTGCCTCGATCAGAACCATATCCGGCTCCCAGTACTCGTACTCCTGCATGGCCTGAGACTTGAGTTCTGGAAAATCCCACCGTCCGCGCTTCGCATCCATGAGTATCAAATGATCGGCGCCGCCCTCCTCGGGCTGAAATACTCCCCATGTGGTAATGGCCGAATAATCCGCCGTCTCCTTCTTGGAAAACGCCGTATCGTAACTCTGCATGATGTAACTGACAGGAGGTATGTCTTCCTTCTCCCACTTGTTCCACCACTCCTTCTTTATTATCGCCCCCTCATCCGCCGTGGGATTCTGCTGCCATTGCGCATTCCACTTGCTCAAGGACAACGAAGCCTTGACCCTGAGCAACTCGTCCTTGTTCCAGAATTCCGGCCACAGTACGTTGCCGGACGGCAATATGGCCGGGAACTCTATGAGCTCCCACTGATCCGCCATGATATCCGACGCCTGGGACTTGATGAGCTTTCCCGTCAGATCCTTCAAGGACCACCGGGTCATAACTATGACAATGGATCCTCCCGGCTGAAGCCTTTGCCTCGGTCCTGACGTGTACCACTCATACGCATGTTCCATCGCACTCTCAGAAAGCGCATCTTGCTCCGAATGCGGATCGTCGATAATAAGAAGATCTGCACCGCGACCCGTAATCGCACCTCCCACACCAGCCGCGTAATACTCGCCGCCTTGCCCCGTGTCCCAACGGCCAGCAGCCTTGGAATCAGCGCGTAAATCCACATCGGGAAATACCTCCCGGTAAGTATCCGTCTCCATGAGATTGCGGACCTTGCGACCGAAACGTACCGCCAGTTCCGCCGTGTGCGTCGTCTGAATGATTTTTAATTGCGGATTCTTGCCGATGAGCCACGCCGGCAGTAAATAAGAAGCGAAATCCGACTTGGTATGACGAGGCGGCAAATTGATGATGATCCGTGAACCACGGTTCTTGGCCAATCCCTCGAACAGTTCCGCTACCTGTTTGTGATGAGACCCCTCGATAAACCCGTCGTAAACATGCTTTACAAACAGCATGAACGAGTCCTGAACCTTACCGCGAAGCGAAAGCGTCTTGCGGGCTTGCTCCAGCGCTAATATCTCGCGAATGACCTCGTCAGGCGCGTTTAGCACGCTTCCACTCCAAATATTCCGCGCCCTGCTCCAAATCCACAAAGGAATGTA